ATCAAAAAACCAGGATTTTGATTAATTTTAATTATGAGAGATGAATTTTTATGGGTTGAGAAATATCGACCCAAAACAATTGAAGAATGTATTTTACCAGAGCAAACCAAGAAGACCTTTCTTGATTTCCTAGATAAAGGTGAGGTGCCAAATTTACTTCTTGCTGGTCCTGCGGGATGTGGTAAGACTACAGTAGCAAAGGCACTGTGTAATCAATTGGGGGTAGATGTTTATGTCATTAATGGATCGGATGAAGGAAGGTTTCTTGATACAGTTCGGAATAACGCCAAGAACTTTGCGTCTACAGTCTCTCTTAGCAGCGAGTCAAAGCATAAAGTCATCATCATCGATGAAGCAGACAATACCACTCCCGATGTACAACTCCTTCTTAGAGCGAGTATTGAGGAGTTCTCCAGAAACTGTAGATTCATTTTTACCTGCAATTACAAGAACAAAATCATTGAACCCCTCCACAGCAGATGTGCTGTCATCGAATTTGGAATTAAAGGAAAGCAAAAAACAGATCTCGCAACATGCTTTTTCAAGCGTCTTAACTCAATTCTGGAACAAGAAAGAGTAGAGGCAGATAAGAAAGTTCTTGCAGAACTTATTAATAAACACTTCCCTGATTGGAGAAGAGTCCTCAATGAGTGTCAACGATATTCAGTTGGTGGTAAGATAGATACTGGTATACTTGCTCATTTTAGTGATGTAAAAGTCAATGATCTCATTAAAAATCTTAAAGAGAAGAACTTTCCAGAAGTTCGTAAATGGTGTGTCAATAACTTGGACAATGATCCTGCTGTTTTATTACGCCGTATTTACGATAGTCTTTACACTTCCTTGGTTCCTTCTTCCATCCCTGCTGCTGTGCTCATACTTGCTAAGTATCAGTACCAAATCGCTTTTGTTGCGGACCAGGAAATAAATATGTTAGCATGTCTTACTGAGATTATGGTAGAGTGTAAGTTTAAATGAAGGGTAAGAAAATCTTAATTATTTTAGCCTTGACGGGGTTTGCAAGAGTTGCTATCTTAGCTATACCTGTCGTAGGTATCTACTTTGGGTTTAATTCACCACCTGCTCAACAAACAAATGAGAACACAAAATAAGGAAAATTATTATTACTTTTTTTGGGTTATAGCAATGGTTGCTTTTATAGCACCACAAGTAATGACTGCTATAGCATATCATAGACTTGCTGAAATTCTTAGTAAACCAATAAAGGTTGAGTTAGTATCACCATTAAAATTTAGGTTATGAGAAGTCAGACTAAAGAATCAATAGATAAATTGTTTTCTGCTAAATGGAATCTGCCTAAAGCAGCAGTCAATTGTGGTATGAGTTATGATGAGTTAAGAATACTTTTTAACGAATATTGTAAGTCACATCCACCCCTATATAACCAAGATGGAAGTTTAAAATGACATCTTTAGAAGAAAGAGATAAGCAAGCTGAGGAGCGTATTAGAGAACTCCAAACTTTAATCAAACACTGGAAAAAGAAATGATTTTTATTACTAACAGTTATTGGGTTGAGCATGGAAACTATGCAGGATTACCTCCTGAAGGACAATTAGTTGCCATCATTGTTGGATTACTTTTATTTTTACTGGGGTATGGAATATACTTAACCTTTGGTGCAGGTAAAAAGGATTTAAGAGATGCTATTGACGAACATGCTAAAATGCATGAACTAGGTATTGCACATGGACATGGTGGCAGCAAAGAAGCATATGAGATGTCTGGAAAACTTAAACATAACCATAATGATAAATCATGAAAAAAATATGTGATATAATAAGAAAATGGTTTGATTTAGATCATCACACACCTTGGGAAAAAAATGACTGAGAATTATAAGGTAGTTGCTAACTATCCATCAAGAGATTCTTATCCAGTTTATAAGTTTCATAATGAACCAGAAGATTGGTCTTGTAATGGGACTGTTAAGATCTCTTGCAAAAATGGTAGAGTTAATGTTACAATATTTGAACAAGACTCAATCAAGACTCATAGATTAGAAGTTTATTCTGATGATGGTCCTGTTGGTGCGAGACTTACTGAGCAAATTTGTCATTCTGAAAGACCATGATTACGAAAGAAAAACAACGCAACCAAGTTAAATCAAAATTTTATTACATCTTCTGGGGTGTAGCAACAGTGTCGGTTGTCTTAGGGCAAGTGTATGTTGGTTCTGGATATAGAATGTTTGCTCGTTCTTTGAATAGAATCTTTGACACTATTGAGGTACAAGTTAATAGTAGTCCTTATGATAAATTTTATTAATGGAACAATTTGATAACATGGAACTGCTACAACTTCAACTTTGTATGCAGATGACCAAAGATAAAATGTTTATGGGTGGTGACATGCGTAGACATGCATCTATTACTAAAAAGGTTGAAGATGAAATCTCTACAAGAGGTATCTAAATGAAATTAACACAAGAAGTAATTGATCAAATCCAAGAAGCTATGTTACACACCAAAATGAATGGTGATATGAACTGGTTAGATGGTGATGATATTGATGTGTGTCTTGGTGGCACATTTGCTGGAGATAAGTTTATCTCTATTATAAACAGAACTCGTAGCAATACAACAAAACGATGAGTAATGAACCACTAACTCTTTATGAAGAGTTTAATATATGGTTACAGAGTTGTCCTACAAAAGTAAAAGAATATGAGTACAAATCTGACTCAGTTATTATTACATTTGAGATGACACTGGAAGGAGATCATAATCAAGATGAGTCTTAAGGATTATATTGGACCTAAAACTCCAAAGAAAGATTGGACTGATGAGCATTGGTTACAACATGCTTATGTAATGGTTCATTCTCCTTGGATATCAGAAGATGATCGTGAATATTGGAGAGATAAAATTAAGGAACTTAGAAAATGATAGAAAAGATAATTTTTCTTTCTATAATATTCCTTGAAGAGTTTGCCAAAAGAACTCTAATTGGTGTATACTATACTTGGCAGAAATTTGATTACTGGAATTTTAATCGGAAGTTACCCCATTCCTAAATAGAAGTGGAGTAAGTATAAGAGTAATGGCTAAAGGAACAATCTACGAACATAAAGAACCTAGTCCAACTGAACTTGCTTGGTTAACAGGTATTTGGGAAGGTGAAGGTTCTTGGGGTTATAAGAAGGGACGGACTAGAACTTATCCTAATGGAAAAGTTTATACTGAAACTCCTTATTTGAGAATGTCAATGAGTATGACTGATGAGGATGTAATGTTGCGAGTTGGTGCTATAATGGATGGGAGGAAAGTCACCCATACCGATGGAGGACCAGCACATGTAGCAGCAGGACAAAAACCTTGTTGGATTATCAATCTTCAAGGTCAGGCAGCACAGACTTGGACTGAACTAATGAAACCTTATCTAGGCAAGCGTCGCTTAGAAAAATATCAATTTATTATGGAAAAACTTAATGACAAAACTTAGTTTAAAATCATACAAAACATGTCTTCGTTATCCTGGTGGTAAGTCTCGTGCTTGCACCAAAATGGATCAATACTTTCCTGACTTGGATAGTTATGTAGAATTTCGTGAACCATTCTTAGGTGGTGGTTCAGTTGCAATTCATGTTAGTAAGAAGTATCCTCACTTAAAGATTACTGTTAATGATCTGTATGAACCTCTTATAAATTTCTGGATTCAATTGCAGACATTTGGGGATGAGTTGACTGATAAATTAATAGACTATAAAACTAATCATCCAGATCCTCCTAAAGAATTACAAAAGGTAGAAGGTACAGAGTTCCCTGCAAAAGAACTTTTTCTTAATTCAAAAGAAGCTATTAATAAAACTAGTGTAGATAGTATAGAAAGGGCAGCAGCATTTTATATTGTTAATAAGTGTTCATTCAGTGGATTAACAGAGAGTTCTTCCTTTTCAAAGCAAGCATCTGTTTCTAATTTCTCTATGAGAGGAATTGAAAAGTTACGAGGATATTCAGAGATAATTTCCCACTGGCACATTAATCAGTATTCTTATGAGTATTGTTTTAGAGAGAATGTACATGATAATCTTTTTATGTATCTAGATCCTCCTTATGATATTAAGGATAATCTTTATGGGAAGAGTGGGTCAATGCATAAAGGATTTGATCATGATGAGTTTGCATATAATTGTAGTCAGAGTAAAGTTCATCAGTTGATTAGTTATAATTCAGATCAACTTGTCAAGGATAGGTTTACTGAGTTGCAATGGAAAGCAGCAGAATTTGATTTGACTTATACTATGAGATCTGTAGGTGAGTATATGAGAGATCAGAAAGAACGCAAAGAACTTTTGCTTTTTAATTATGGAACTTAAAGATTGGCTTAACTCTATTAATTTCAATAAAGATAATCTTATTGAAGAAGATCCTACAGCGATTAAGGATTATCCTCCATATATTGTTAATCGTTGTTTGTCAGGACATCATGATTGTATTATGTTTGTAAATGA